GTCCTTCCTGGGCCATGAGCGCCAGACAGGATGACTGAACCCCTGCCCCGAGTGATAATACCCGCATGGTTGGCTCTCTTTTCTTTCCTTCCTCATCAAAATACTCCGGCTCCTTCGTAGCCGCCACAGCAGCCATCGTATTAAGCTGCTTGCGATTAGGCTTAAGTTTTGTAGACATTTCTTCCAAAAGTTTTCTTCTTTCATATTCCATCTGCTCTGGGTTAATGGCAAAACCGGGTTTAACTCCCCCAATAGGCTTGTTAGCTGCTGCACGTTTCTTTCCTTGTTCTTTATACCCGGGTTTTCCTTTACCATTAGTTGTCATTTAGCTCTCTCAATGTTCGGATTATTTTTTTAGTATAATATACGTCTTCGGCGTAAATTGCAAGTGTCATAGCCAACTTTTCCAGGTCCACTATGTCATTGACATACTGCTTTATTCTCTCTTTCCTGAAGTCCTCATAATGATGGTTATTATTCAGCAGTTCGATATAGTAAGATATGGATTCACACTTAGTCTCAAAGATCCTGAGCCCCCAGCTCACATCAGGTTTATTAACGGGCTTCATTTGGTCATCTGATGGGTCAAAGGTGCGAATCCCTAACAAATTGTTACCAATTGTTGCAAACCGTGAACGTCCCCACTCGGACTCATGAATTGCCTGCGCCACAACTAAATCCACTGGAATCCTGTTTTTCTCATCCTCCATGGAATTCAAATGCAGAGCACATGACTCCACGTCGGTTATGAATTCCTCATTGTTCATGTAGGTCATGCTTGGATTAAAACAGAAGCATATAAGCATTGTACTGCACAGCCAGTTCATCATCCACCCCAACTTTCACCCATGTCCGTGTCAACCTTGGATGGGACATGGAGATCAACGCAGTTTTCCATGATCTCCTTGATGTCTTTTACCTCTTTTTCATTCTTAACTGAACAGTCCAATTCGTCATGCACCTGAATGAGTGGAACGACTCCGAGCTGCTCATAAATGTCGACCATGGCCTTCTTGGTCTGGTCCGCGGCTGACCCTTGAATCAACCGATTAAGAGCTTTGTATGTGTAGGCTCTTTTAAGGGGAAAACCATATTCTGTTTTAGCTTGATTAAAAGGTAGCGCTTTATGTACGCCCCATGTCACTGGTTCAAACATGTCAAACCGACATTTTCTTCCAAGCAAAGTTCTTATAGTTCCTCTTTCATTGGCCCTGTTCATCACGAACTCCAGCATTCCTTTCATGAAAGGAACCCTCTCATGAAAAGAATTCATCATTTTCTTTGCTTCCTGCGGATCCATGTCCAGTTCCCTGGCCAGTTTATGATATCCCATTCCGTAAATAACTCCAAGCCCTATTGTTTTTGCCAGTTTTCTGTCTATACCTGCCATGTCAGCTGTTTGTTGATGAAAATCTAAGTCTTCCTTTTTATATGCCTCTTGAACTTCTTCTGCTCCTTCTTGGTCTACAGTTCTTGCAAAATGAGTTAAAAGCCTGGGCTCCTGCTGCGAGTAGTCCGCTTTAAGCCAATATTCTCCCATCTCCGGAATGAAAAGTTTCCTAATGCTATTGGCAAATTGTCCTCTGCTTGGGACTTGCTGTAGATTGGGGTGATTATAACTGAAGCGACCGCTAATGGCGCCACCGCTATCCGAGCGTATTTGATTAATGTGCGCATGTATTCTCCCGTCTTTCTGGTATTTTAACATTCCATGAAGAAATGTTCCCTGTAATTTATTAAGCTCTCGTGCCTTGGTAATTAATTGAGGCAATTCATGTGGATGGTCTGTCAGGAACAGTTTAGTGAAGGAGGGTGCTTCGGTCCTTTCCGTCTTTTCGTAAGGCAAATTCACGGAATCAAAGGCAGCGGCAATGGAAGCAGCTGACCAAATCTCAACGTGAAGTCCTGTTAATTCATTTATTCTTTTTACAAGCTTCTTTTCCTTGTTCTTGAATTGTTCTATAAGGCGCAGCGATTTCGGAATGTTCACCCTCACCCCTCGTTTCGTCATGCTAAGAATCACGTTAATCAGCCTGCACTCCATGTCATAGATTGTCTGCAGACTGTCCGTGGTAATTTCCGATGATAATTTTTCATGTAATTTTAAGGTAATTTTTGCGTCTGCCTCTGCATATTCTCCTACAAACTGGGAGGGTAACTTGTACATTTCACTCTTGGGATCTACCCCGAAAGCTACTGACGCCTCCTTTAACTTAAGCTCGTTTTTATATTCTCCTAGATAGTCGCCTGCAATACTATTCAAAGTATAGGTAAATCTGTTCTCATTGATGAGAGCCGTGGCAACCATGGTATCATGTATTCTTCCTTTAACTTCTATTCCTAGGGTGGTGAGCCATCCGATATCATACTGTGCATTATGAAACACTTTCTCAATTGAACCGTCTTCACATATGGACTTAATATATTCAATAACTTTCTTTTCATCCATGTTACCACTTTCATGCTGTATAGGATAATATCCTGCAAAACCATCAGTTGCGATGGCAATTCCAATTACATAACCCCTTTTTGTTGGCCATCCTGGACCTGCCTTCATCAGCTCCGTATCACACGTCTCCAGATCGATTGTCACACGATCACGTGTGGATAAGTCCGGAAATGTAGTGGGCGCAACCCATTCTGAATCTACTGCTGGCGGAAATAGGCTTCTCATTTAGTCTCCTTTGCTAGTTTTTTAACGTGTTTTTTAGTTATTTCTCCCATAATTTCACCCCTAGACTTCTTAGGAGTGTATCGATCTTCAAGAAGTAGCTCGGCATAGTGGATAACTTTTTCCACGTCTTGCTTCCCTCCCTTGATGCTGTGTCTAGTAATGTACTTGACAATGTTTCCCTCGTACCATCCAAGTTTATTCTTGACAATGTAATGACTAGGCTGGATTGCCATTCTTTTATAATGGTCTCCCCCTATTTGTTTTTTATGAGCGCTCATATATGGAATCCTCCATAGTCCTGTGGCTGCACCACATGTAGTGCTTCCTTGGCTCTGGTCACCCCTACATAGAACACCCTGCATTCATTATCGGGATCTCTGTGCATCGCCAACCGAGCTTTTCTTGAGATATCAGTAAGAAGCATTACATTATCGGCTTCTCCCCCCTTGGACGCGTGAATGGTGCTCAGCTGTATTCGTGGTTCATCCGTAAGTGAATAGTTCCTTGCCTGCATGGCGCGGATGAAATCCTTGTCATCATTTCCCACTTTATCAAAAGCGATATCCCACGGTTGTGCGGCCACCTCTCCCATCAATCCTTGGCGCATTACCAGTTCTTCCATTCCATATCTCTCCTCTGTAGCTGTCTTTAAGTGCTTGTAGCCATGCTCTATTCCAATCTGCGTGGACATGTAGGAATAAATACTCTTGACATCCTCCAGGTCTATTTCATCCCCTTCAGTTAATTTTCCCCAGCAGTCAACGGCGTTTAATAATTTTTTAGAGACAGGCAGTTTTTCATTCCTCATGTATACTATTCCTTCAGAACGAAGATCAGTTTCCATACGGGAAAGTAGATACTGTGTTCGAGCCTCTATAAGCCACGTTCCTTCTGCGGATAAGTCCACACTTCCGGGGACGCTGTGGTACCGCACCAAGCCTTTTTTATTTGTTCCCCTCCATTCCTTCGGGTGCCGGTATTCCACGCGGTCTATGATTTCCTGCGATAAATTCTGAACAGAAATTGGACAGCGATAGGACTGCTTAAGAACTTTTTTATTTCCTTTCAGGTTAATGAAATGATTTGCATCGGCTCCTGCAAATCCGTAAATGGCTTGATCATCATCCCCTCCATAGTATATCTTTTGAACATTTTCCTTAAGCTTATCAATCATGTTTAATTGCAACCGGCACAGATCTTGCGCTTCATCCACGAAAATAACGTCGAGAGGAGGAACCATTCCCTCTTCATTGTAATTTTCAATCATGTCAGTAAAATCAATCAGATGCCTTTCTTTTTTATATTTCTCAAACGCCTCATGGGTCCACTTAAGTTG